GTGGCGTGCTGGCGGGTTTCAACCCGTGCAGGACCGCCGGACTGGTCGAGGACCATGCCCTCCCAGTCACGGCAGATCTCGCACTCTTGCGGGGCGTCGGAGACGATGACGAGGTCGAGGCCTGCCTCGCCGAGCCGGTCGAGGTGGGCTTCGACCGCGGCCTGGGCGGCGACTGTCCTGCTGGCCATGTCAACGTAGGCTTCGAGTGACCATGCCCGACCGGACCTGTCGACGAAGCCGGTGATGCCGCGGCCGACGAGGTCACCCCAGATGCGTTGTGCAGCGGCGCGGCGGGCGTCGAGGCCGAGCAGGATGCCGGCGGCGGCGCGGCTGGTGACCTCCCGGTAGACGTCCAGCGGCCAGCGGGTGATGCGCAGATGTGTACCCTGCAGTGTAGAGGTCAGGGAGTAGGTGAGCCGCTGCACGGCTTCTGCGCCGGGCAGCTCCCGGCGGATGCTGGCCGTGGTGGCTGGGGCGAAGCCGAGCCGGCCAAGCTCGCGCAGGGCTTCGGCGCCGCCGCGTTGGGCGGCCAGGACGGTCATCTGTTCGACCGCTTCGGCGGTTTCGGATGTCAGTCGGGCGGTTAGCCGGTTGGCCTGCTCGTGTAGGGCTTCCAGCGCGAGTAGGCGGCGCTCTGCCCAGTCTGGCCGTTGGATGCCCTGCAGGTCGGTGTCCAGACGTCGGGCGACGTCGATCGCCATGCGTTCGGCGGCGGCGCCGTAGATGGTGACCAGTTCACGGGCGAGGTTCTCGGCCAGCTGCCGGTCAGCTGGCACCGCCGGCCCCCGCGCCGCGGAACACGTCGGGGTCCTCCACCCGCCGGCCGGTCTCCCCCATGATCCGGTTGACCTCGGCGTTGATCTCATCAGCGAGCCAGTCCGGGTGCAGCTGACGCACCTTCTGGTCGATGCTGATAGCGCCCGCGGTGTCAAGGGCTTGCAACGTGCGGGCTTGGGCTTCGGGGTCGACGGAGACGGCCGCGGGGAACTCAACATGCGGGCGCAACACGACCACACCGGGTGAGGCGAATATGGTGATGTCGACGGCGAGCAGGGCGTAGAGGATGTCGACGAGCGCCGGCCGCCAGTAACGGATCTTCCGATCCCGGGTGATCAGGGAGCGACGTTCCCGGGCTGCCACCTCGGTGGCAGTGACGGCCACTTCGCCGAGCAGGCCGAAGGTTTGCGGGCTGTACCCAGCTGATCCGACGATCTGCGCTTTCAACGCCTCGACGGTACGGGAGTGTTCGTCGACACGGATTTTGAACTGCACCTGTTCGATCGACAGCTTCGATGCTTCGTCGCCACCGAGGGTCTGGACCGGCTCGTACACTTCCTGGTCCAGCTCGAACGTGGCGCCCTTGCCGGGCCCGTGTGTCTGCAGGTACGCCTGGGGGACGACGAGGCGGGCCTTGCCGAGGTCGACGTCGCGCATCCAGCCCGACCAGGTCAGGTCCAATGCGTCCATCAGCGGTTCGACGCCGGCGTAGTCGGATCGGCCAAGCGGGGCGGTCGAGCTGCCGCGCCAGATCTTGTTGGGTCGCATGTTCGGGATGTACACGGCGGTCAATCCGGTGTGGCCGGTGGGGATGGCCTGCTCGGTGTTGACGGCGGCGGCCAGGCCGGCGAGCTCCGGCAGGTCGGACAGCGGCACGGGTTGGCCGAGCTCGTCCTGGTCGCCCTGGTAGAGGCCGTGGAGGATCTGGCCGGGTTCGTGCCGTTCAAGATGTCGCCAGCGGATCTTCCCCTGGGCGCGGACGATGCGCCAAAACGTGACCGCGACCAGCCGGCCCTGCAACCATTCGGGGACGGCGGTGTCGGCGTGCACGGCGGACAGCCACGGCTGGTCACGCAGGGTGGTGTCCCACATGGTGCGTAGGTACACGCCGCCGTGGGCTGCGGCGAGTTCGGCCGCCTCGAGCAGGGTGGCCTGGGCGCCGTCGTCGAGGAGCTGGTCGAGACGCTGCTGGGTGGGCTCGGCGCTGTCTTCGTCGACGTCAACGGTGACGGTGGGGGGTTCGGAGAACAGGAGGTCGGCGGAGGTGGCGGCGATGTCGCCGGCGAGTGGTGTGTGGAGACGGTTGCGGGGCTGTCCGGTGGTGTTGCGGTTGCCCCAAAACCAACGGCGCACCGTGGTGGCGGCCCGCTTCACGCCACGTTTGAACCCGCCCGACTCGCTCGCGAAGAATTCGTGGCCGGGGCCGGCCGGGTCACCGCCGTAGATGGTGGCCAGCTGATCGGTGTCACCGGCATACCAGGCATGCCAGGTGGCGAGCTGCTGGTGCACGGGTGCGAGTTCTGGCGGTGGCCAGGGGGTTTTCCCGCCCGGGGGCAGCGGCATCGGCCACCTCCTCAGGTGGGGGTTTCGATCTGCTGGCGGAGCATCGGGCGCCACAGTGACCGGGTGGTGTGAACGGCGTAGCGGGCGGCGTCGATGCCGTGGTCGTCGGCTTTGATCGGCTCGTCCCGGCCAGCCTGGGCGGCCTTGTCGTCCCAGGAGTAGCCGGGCAGCTCGTCGCACAGGTGCCGCAGGCTGACGTGGATGCGGAGCAGGTCCAGCGCGAACAGGCTGGACAGGGTGCGGATGCCGTCGACGACGGCGTTGTCACCCAGCCGAGCAGGGATGCCGTCGCGGTGCAGCTGTACCCGGAAGCTGGCCGCGCTGGGGTCGACGATGGTGTATTCGGGGGTGATCCCGCGCAGGTCGGTGGTGGGCACCGAAACGGTAGTTAGCCATTGACGTACGGCGTTGGAGTATTCGACGTCGGTCATGCTGCGGCGGGCAAGCTTGGAGTTGTGCCGCCATTCGCTGGTGAGGTACAGGCGGCCGTCGACGCCGAGGCCGAGGGTCAGGGCGTGGAACGGGTTGGTGGTGCCGTAGTCGATGCCGCAGGCCAGCCAGCGGGTGATGACCGGCAGCTGGTTGACGACGTGCCGGTCCGGGTCGTACATGTCGAAGACGGCACCTTCGGCGAGCACCCACAGGCCGAGGATGAACCGCTTGTACCACAGGCCGACGTACTCACGTTTGATCGACCGCACGTAGGCGGGGTCGAGACCGGGGTTGTCGTCGAGGGTGAAGTGCCAGTGGCGCAGGCCCAGCGCCCGGGTGCGGAGGATGAAGCGTTGCCGTAGCCAGTGGGTGGGGTTGTCCGGGTTGGATGTGCCGAACAGTTTCGCCCCGGGCACGGACATGCGACCGAGGAGGGTGTCGAAGAACGGTTCGGGCAGCAGGCTGAGCTCGTCGATGTAGGCGCCGGCGCAAGTCATGCCCCGCAGCCGGCCCTCGGCGCGGGCGTCGTTGGCGGTGACGACTTCGATCTGCCGGCCGAGGATGGTGGCGGTGGCCGCACCACGGGTGTATTTGATCAGGTTGGCGGCGGGGCCGGTGATGGACGGGTCCTGCAGCGGGCCGAACACGTTGCGGGACACGGTGTCGAACGTTTTGCCGGAGACGACGAGCTGCCCGCCGAGGGGGGCGGAGGCGACGTAGATAATCCAGCGGAGCAGGGAGGCGATGGTTTTGCCGGAGCGGATGGAGCCGGTCCACAGATTGATGCGGGCTTGGGCGTGGGCGATGGACCGTTCCTGCGATTGGGATAGTCGCAGGTGGGTGGCGGTCAGACGCGGGGTGGCCAGCACCAGGTGCCGTGCGGGATGCTGCCGGGCACAGGGTCCTTGCCGTCGGCCGACTCGCCCTGTTTCCGGGAGGTCGCCCAGTAGGAGTCGTCGCCGTCCAGCAGCACCTGCAGATTGATGGTGTCACCACCGAATGTGCGGACGACGAAGGCCGGGTACACGTCGCCGGCGGCGACCGGGTTGCCCAGGACGCCGATCTCCCGTCGCTGGGTGATCAGGTCGGCGTCGGTGTCGGTGAGCTTGTAGTGGACGATCTGGCCGATGGTGGGTGGGTGGATCTCGAGTGCTCTCACGGTTCCTCCGTCGATTCAGGGTCGGTGGGGTGTTCGGTGTCACCGTCGCCGTACTTAGCGGCCAGGCCGCGGCCCAGCTGGTCGAGCAGGGACACGACACCGGTCAGCCCGGCGCCGGAGTCGTGTTCGGCCAATCGGATCGCTGAGTTGGTCAAGGCTTGGATGGCGACGGCGAGGTCCCGCTTGTCGCGGGTGGTCGGCTCGTCGAGCTGACGTTCGTTGTAGGTGTTGTCTTTGCCGCCGAAGTTGAACACGGTGGTGGGGACGAACATCTGCCGGGCGAGCCGGTTGGCGTTGTCGAGGGCCACCAGTTGCAGTTGGGCGCGGCGGCGCCGGCCGTCGGCTATGCGGGCGTCGGTGGCGGCCCGCAGTTGCGGGTCGTTCGCCCGGTCGAAGGTGAGGCCAAGCTCGCGGGCGATGCCGGTGATGGTGTGCCCGGAGCGGCCGAGCTGGCGGGCGATGGCGTTGCGGGACATGCCGGCTTCGATCATCGTCCGGACTTGGGTGCGGTCGGCTTCGGTGACGGGGCGGCGGCCGGGGTGCGGGTTGCCCACCGTCCACCTCCCTGTCACCTATCCGACAGTCGGCCTCGCTTGTGGATGGTGGGATGACATGCTACCGGGATGGAGATCTCGGGTTACATGATCAAGGTTTGGTGGGATGGGCGGACGTTGCGGGTGCGTGGTTCCACGAAGATGGCGCGGGTTGCGCTGCTGGGTGAGCAGCATGCTGACGGGGACCTGATGTTGACCCGCGATCAGATCGTGGAGGTGCGGCACAGGCCGGCGGGGATGCTGGTCAACGGTGCGGTCACGCTGCGAACCGTGGAAGGCCGCAAGCACATCCTGCATTTCCGGCGGAAGAGTAACCGGGAGTTCGCGGTGTTGGCCGGCGAGCTGGGTGTCTGATCTTGGGCAGACTGGTGGCCGGTGTGGTGATCATGCCGTTTCGAGTGCCTCACTGTCAACCACCCCGGTTGGTAGCGGCGTGTCCTAGCCAGGCGACGTCGAGCTGTTCAACGCCGGTGGCATCCAGGCCGCGTGACCAGCCGCAGGCCTGGCAGGTCAACCAGCGCAGCTGCTCACCGGCGATGTCCCGGGTGGTGAGCACGATCGCCGGCACCCGGTAGCGGCCGTCACCAGGTCGCAGGTCGAGCACGGTGACGGCCTGGCAGTGGGGGCAGGCGGCGCCGCGGATGCCCCGCTGTTCGGGTTGGGCGAATAGCATGCTGCGGATCTGCCCGGCCCAGCGGGTGGCGATGTGGGCGATGGCGTCGGCGAGCTGGTCGAGGCCGCGTCCGGTGGCGGTGGCGGCGACTTCCCGCAGCAGCCGGCCGACCGGGGGGAGTGTCGGCGGGGGGAGGGTGACGGTCTGCCGACGTGTGCCCAGTGGCCGTGTGTACGTGCCGGGGAGGGTGTGGATCAGGTCGACGGCGGCGGGGTCGAGCGTGGTCCACCAGGTTGCCGGGGTGCGTTGGGTGGCCGGCCGGTCCGGGTGCCGGCCGCCGCGGTGGCGGCGCAGGTAAGGCCGGCGGTCGAGCTCGAGCTGGTCGGCCC